ATTGAATGCTGTGGATGCAGCAACCGCGCCTTCTGATGGAAACTTGCGCCTTGTATCTGGAAATGCAAACTATGGTGCTCGTTCCACAATTCAACTGCCATCGTCCGGCAAGTGGTATGCAGAGTGCATTTTTGGCACAACAACTAGCGCAAATGTAGGATTGCAGTTTGGCTTTGCTACTGCCGCAGCATCGCTGACAAATGGCCCGTCAACTTCAGGTAAATATGGAATTTATGCTGATACAACCGGCTACATTTTTTCAAATACCACAACCATCACTAGCGGTCTAGGTGTAATTTCATCCGGCACAGTGTTGCAAATTGCTTACGATGGCGCAACAGGTAATGCTTGGGTAGGCAAAGCGAATGTTTGGTACAACTCTAGCGGCGGCACAACTGGTGATCCAGCAACCGGTGCAAACCCAACATTTACTTCTTTGTCTAGTGTGTTTGTTTATGTGCAAGGGATAAATGGAACGCAATATTTCAATGCCGGGCAGACTGCCTTCTCCTACACCGCCCCGTCAGGCTTCAAAGCCCTCTGCACTCAGAACCTGACCGCTCCGTCGATCAGCAACGGTGCAAACTACATGGCGGCTACGACTTACACAGGAACTGGCAACGCAAACGGCGATACTCAAACCGTCACAAACACGGTAAATAGCATTTCATTCCAGCCTGATTTTGTGTGGACAAAAGATAGAACAACATCAGGTTCTTCTACCTATGATTACCATTTGCTTGCTGATTCCGTCCGTGGCGCTGGAAATGAAATGAACAGCAACACAACTGCGGCAGAATATGCGGGCAATCAAATCAGTGCGTTCAATAGCAGTGGGTTTAGTGCCAGACGAAATACAACTTACAATCAAAACAACATCAACGGCACAACCTATGTAGGTTGGCAATGGAAAGGCGGCGGCACTGCGGTAACCAACACCGCAGGTAGCATTACCTCATCGGTAAGCGCAAATACAACTGCTGGCTTTAGCGTTGTAACTTACACTGGTAACGGAACTGTTGGAGCAACTGTTGGACACGGATTAGGCGTAACGCCGGGAATGGTAATTGTAAAAAGCAGAAGCGCAACATCAGATTGGCCGGTTAAAATTTTGCCGTATATGGCCGGAGGCTCAAGATTAGAATTAAGTACAACTAACGCAATAACAACAGAAGCCGCAGGGCCTGGTAGTTTATGGAACGCAACAAACCCAAATAGCACAGTTATCACGCTTGGCAATCAAGCAATGACAAATACTAATAGCACTACCTATGTTGCCTATTGCTTTGCTCCCATCTCAGGATACAGCGCGTTTGGTTCTTACACTGGCAACGGGTCAACTGACGGGCCTTTTGTGTATTGCGGATTTAGGCCGCGTTGGGTGATGGTAAAGAGAACAGATGCTGGCGGCGCAAGATGGGCAATCGCTGACACCTCTCGCAGTCCATACAATGTTGGATCGCAAATGTTATATGCCGATGCCTCAAACACAGAAGATACTGGCAGTGGCGCAACCTATGACATTGTGTCTAATGGATTCAAAATCAGAGCTGTTGATGGCAACTGGAATACTTCAGGTGGCACATACATATACGCCGCATTTGCAGAAAACCCCTTTACGATTAGCAGAGCGAGGTAATCATGTTCTATTCTACAACTGAAAATAAATACATTACTCAAGGTGTACCATTCACTATTAATAAAGTGCAATACCCTGCTAATTGGTTGCAGTGTACCTCTCTTGCAGAAAAATCTGCTATTGGGCTAGTGGAAGTAGAAACAGTAGGCTCTCCTGCAGATGATGGGTTCTATTATGTAACTAGCGCACTAAATAATGGAGTGTTGACATATACAAACACTCCTAAAGATTTGGCCGTTCTTAAAACGCAATGGAAGAACACTATTCGTCAACAAGCCTATAGTCTATTACAATCTACAGACTATATGGAAATTCGTAATATGCGTGATGCTACGTACAAACCTGAATGGATGGTGTGGCGAGAGAGTGTGCGAGATGTTGCCAGTATGACTCTTGTTGCGATTGATCTAGCCCCAAGTATTTCTGCATTGCAAGTAACAGTGAAAGTTACATGGCCTAACAATCCTGATTATGTTGATATGCAATGACAGACACTGCTAAACATTGGATAGATTGGGTTGCTGTAGGTACTGCCTTTGGTACTGTAGCAGGGTGGCTTCCTCAAGTTGCAGCATTGGCCTCATTAGTGTGGACAGTGATGCGTATTGTGGAAATGGTAAAAGGTAAGTCTATTAGTGAGATGTTAAAATAATGCCAGCTAAAAAATATCAAAATCCTAATGGTGGACTTAATAAAGCAGGACGAGAGTATTACAAACGCAAAGAGGGTAGTAATCTAAAAGCTCCTGTTAAGTCGGGTACAAATCCACGTAGAGTGTCATTTGCCGCTAGATTTGCCGGTATGGATGGCCCGTTAAAAGATGAGAAGGGTAGACCCACTCGTCTTAAGAAAGCTCTAGAAGCATGGGGGTTTTCTAATAAGGCAGAAGCTAGGGCGTTTGCTAATAGGAATAAAAAAAAGAAATGATTGATCCCGTAACAATTGGTGCAGCTTTTGCTGTTGCAAAAACCAGTGTAGCTTTTGTCAAAGAGGCTATTGGTGTAGGCCATCAAATTAAAGATTGTTACGATGATTTAAGTAAGTTTTTTAAAGCACAGGGACAGATAGAGAAAGCTGCTAAAGAAGCAGAAATTGCTAAAGCTCTACCAAAACCTACTGACCCTAAAGAAGCAGCAGTGCATGAAAGTGCTCTCTCACAAGCGTTCACACTGGTTATGCATCGTAAACAAATGCGAGAGTTTGAGCGAGAGCTAAAAGATATGTTTATGATGCAGGGTGAGATGGAATTGTATGAAGAACTCTGCGCTGAGAGAAATAGAATAGCTGGTGAACAAGATCAAGAGGCTAGAGAGAAACTTCGCAAAGCTCGCCTTGCTAAAGACATTGCTGAACGTAAAAAGAAAGAGCGCGAGGATTTATTTGCCATTGTAGGAGTATTTACAGTGGTAGGCATTGGAATGATATTAGTATTCACTAGCATCTATTACATGAGGTAGTTATGTTTCCATTGACAGCAATATTAGACATTGGTAGTAAACTTGTAGATAAGTTTTTCCCTGATCCTGCACAAGCAGAAGCAGCTAAACTCAAACTCCTTGAGATGCAGCAGAATGGGGAACTAGCACAGCTTAATGCGGATGTTTCTGAACAGCATGAACTAACCGACAGACTCAAAGCTGATATGGGTTCAGACTCATGGTTGTCCAAAAACATTCGCCCTCTTACATTGGTGTTCATCCTAATTACATACACAGTGTTCGGACTTATGTCTGCATGGGATGTAGAAGTGAATAAGGAATATGTCCAGTTGTTAGGACAGTGGGGTATGCTCATTATGAGTTTTTATTTTGGTGGGCGCACTCTTGAAAAGATTATGGGAGTGAAGAAATGAATCTCTCTCCACACTTCACTTTAGAAGAGTTGACACACTCAGATGTTGGTGTTCGTAATGGATGGGACAACACTCCCTCAGATAAAGAGGTAGCAAATCTACGTCGATTGGCTGGCCTCCTTGAAAAAGTTAAAGAAGCACTTGGTGGTAAACCAGTGATGATAAATTCTGGTTTTCGTAATAAGCAAGTAAATGATGCAGTGGGTAGTAAAGATACTAGTCAACATCGTATTGGTTGTGCAGCAGACATTCGTGTGCCGGGAATGACTCCTAAACAAGTTATTAGCACATGCATCCTTGCCAAACTTCCATACGATCAAATCATTTTGGAGTTTGATTCTTGGGTGCATATCAGTGTGCCTAACACTGAAACAGATGTTCCTAGGAACAAAGCTCTAATCATAGACAAACTTGGAACAAGGAACTACTAATGAAACTAGTCATTGTTAAATGGGAAGATGCTTGTGACGTAGATGCAGATGTTTGGGTGGTACATGACAATGACACTTTTGAATACACGCCTTGTATGGTGTTTACTATTGGGGTGGTGTTGTATGATGGGCCTGAAGGAATGATTATCACTAGCAGTGTTATTGAAGATGGTACTGTTGGTCGTAGGTTTCAGATTCCGCGAGGGATGATACGTGAAGTAGAAGAGATAACAGAAAGGGTAGACAATGCCACTAAAGAAGGGAAGTAGTCAAAAGACAATCAGTGCAAACATTCGGATGGAAATGAAAAAGCATCCGCAAATGTCCAATAAACAAGCTGTAGCCATTGCTCTTAGTGCTGCAGGTAAAACTAAAAAGAAGAAAAAGAAGTGAAGCAGTTTGACTATTCCACAATAAAGGATAAGGTTGTTGACTCCTATGGACGAAGAGTTGTGCTATCTCTGTTTTCCGAATTCTCTAGAGGGGACTACACTCCCCTATGGAGTTTACGTAAAGATTGGAAACAGATATACGTTGACATTGCAGACCCCACAGAATATGAAACAGCCATGTGCCTTATTGGGAATTGGGAACACTACTCCCTCATCCGCAACCATCCAAAGATTAAACCAATAATGGATGAGTGGGCTGAAGAGGTGTCTATCAAACTTAAGAGTGCAGCATTTAGAAAACTTGAAAAACTATCTACAACTCCTAACGGCACTGCAGCAGCTAAATATCTTAGCGAAGGACATTTCTACGGTAAGGGTAGAAAAACAAAACAAGTCGAAGAAGAAAAACAAAAAGATGTGTCTGACCGTATAAGTGAAGATATGGAACGTCTTGGCCTATCAGTAATTAACGGAGTGAAGTAATGCCTTCATCTAAAAATTATAAGCGCGATTATAAAGAAGAATACAAAGTATCTCAAGCTAGTCCACGTGAAAAGAAGTCACGTGCTATGCGGAATGCTGCTCGTCGCCAATTGATGAAAGAGGGTAGAGTAGAAAAGCATGATGGTAAAGATGTAGACCATAAAACACCTATTGCTAAAGGTGGTGGTAATAAGCGGTCTAATTTGCGAGTGCAGAGTAAGAGTGCCAATAGAAGTTTTAAACGTACAAAAAGTGCAAGGATGGCTTAATGGCTAAATTAACAGAGTCGGACAAGGCTCTAATACGAAAGGCTGCTGAAGATGACTTGTACACATTCATTAAACTCGTTGCTCCGCACCGTATTTTGGGTGCTGTACATGAAGAGTTATGTGCTTGGTGGCAACGACAAGATGCCAAAGATAACCAACTGGTACTACTTCCGAGGGATCACCAAAAGAGCGCCCTCATTGCCTATCGTGTAGCACACTACATTACTAAGCACCCTGAGACTACAATACTGTATGTAAGTGCTACAGCAGACTTAGCAGAGAAACAACTTAAAAGCATTAAAGACATTCTCACTAGTGATATTTACAGATATTACTGGGCTGAGATGGTGTATCAGAATGAAAACAAGCGTGAACGATGGGCAGTGGATGAGATAAGTGTTGACCATCCTAAACGTAAGCTAGAAGGTGTGCGAGATGCCACTGTAAAGGCCTGTGGCCTTACAGCTAACATGACTGGTCTACATTGTAACGTAGCAGTGATGGATGACGTTGTAGTGCCTTCTAATGCCTATACAGAGACGGGTAGGGAGTTGGTTAGGGCAACCTATTCACAACTCTCTTCCATTCAAACTACAGGGGCTAAAGAGTGGGTGGTGGGTACACGTTACCATCCTAAAGATTTATATTGCGACTTGATGGAAATGACTGAAACCTTCTTTGAGGAAGAGAAGGATGAAGATGTTGAGTTGCATGTGTACGAAGTGTTTGAACGTCAAGTAGAGACTAACGGTGAGTTTTTATGGCCTAAACAACGTCGTAAAGATGGTAAAACTTTTGGCTTTGATGAGAGGGAATTGGCTAGAAAGAAGGCCAAATATTTGGACATTACGCAGTTTTATGCCCAATATTATAATAATCCCAATGCTGTTGAAACTCAATATATGAGTAAAGACAACTTCCAATGGTATGATCGGGAGAAGATTGAGAATGTAAGTGGTGTTTGGTACATTGGCGATAAGATGTTAAATGTCTATTCTGCTATAGACTTTGCATTTACAATGAATGCCACTAGTGATTACACTGCTATTGTTGTTATAGGAATAGATGAAGATAATTACATTTATATTTTAGACATTGATAGATTTAAAACAAATAAAATAAGTGTTATGTATGAGAAGGTAGCCTCTTCTTATAAGAAATGGAAGTTTAGAAAATTACGTGCTGAAGTGGTACAAGCTCAAGGAATGATTGTATCTCAATTTAAAGATTATATGAGGACACAAAACATTCTATTTACAATTGAGGAATATCATCCACCACGTAATATGAAAAAAGAAGAACGTATTAGTGCAATATTAGAACCACGTTATTCTAATAGATTAATGTGGCATTATAAAGGTGGTAACTGTCAAGTGTTAGAGGAGGAGTTGTTAATGTCCAACCCTGAACATGATGACGTTAAAGATGCTTTAGCAAGTGTGGTGGAAATAGCAAAACCACCAATGGCTTCACATAAGACATGGCGTAGAAGTAATGACAAAGTGATCTATTCAAGTCGTTTCGGCGGCGTAGCTAGTTAGGAGAGATGATGCAAGATAACATTCAAATGTGTGAATATGAGCCGGAATATTTGGCTGGTTACATTACAGACCATTGGGTACGATGGGACACTGCACGTGTATATTGGAAAGATGAGAAGAAGGAGTTGCGAGAGTATTTGTTTGCAACAGACACTCGTAAAACCGAGAATAAGAAACTCCCTTGGAAAAACTCCACTGTCACTCCAAAGCTCACTCAGATACGTGATAATTTGCATGCTAACTACATGGCTGCACTATTTCCATCTGAGGATTGGTTTATTTGGGAGAGTACAGAAAAGACAGATAACATTGCTAAGAAGCGCACAGCAATCATCAACTACATGAAAAATAAGTTGAAGGCTTCTAACTTTCAGTTGTTGGTAAGCAATCTTATTTATGACTACATTGATTATGGTAATGTATTTGTAGGCCATGAGTTTGTCAATGAAACAAAGAAAGATCAAGACACTGGTGATGTTATCAATCTTTACACTGGCCCTAAAGCCTTCCGTGTAAACCCTTTAGATGTAGTTATAAATCCGTTGTCTACATCTTTTGAAACCACTCCATTTATCCGTCGCATGCTTAAAAGTGTGGGGGATTTGATGAATGATGTGGAAACAAAACCCACTCTTGGATATAATAAGGCAGTGATTAATAAAGCTCTTGAAATGCGATCTTCCTATCGTGAAAATCCTGAAGAGATGAAACGCGATGGTCTCATTGTAGATGGTTTTGGTAGTTTGGAAGAATACATTAAATCCGATCTTGTAGAAATCATTGAGTATTGGGGTGATGTTTGGGATCGTGAATCTAGCACCTACCATCGAGATGTTGTCATTACCATCATTGATAGGAAGTGGGTTCTTAGGAACAGGCCCAATAAGAGTTGGCTCGGCAATAAACCCTTCTTCCATTGTGGCTGGCGTTTGCGCCCTGACAACTTGTGGGCACAAGGCCCGTTGGATCAATTGATGGGAATGCAATATCGAATTGACCATCTTGAAAACCTTAAGGCCGATGTGTTTGACCAGATTGCCTACCCTGTAGCCAAGATTAAAGGCATTACGGTGGAAGAGTTTGAGTTTGCCCCCGGTATTAACATCTTCTGTGGCGATGAGGGAGATGTTGAATTCCTTCGTCCTGATGCCACTGCCTTGCAAGCTGACATGCAGATTAATGAACTGATGAATCGCATGGAAGAGTTGGCAGGTGCTCCTAAACAGGCTATGGGTATTCGCACACCGGGAGAGAAAACCAAATACGAAGTGCAGCAACTTGAAAATGCTGCTGGTCGTATTTTCCAAAGCAAGGTGTATTGGTTTGAGAAGAACATTCTTGAACCCCTGTTGAATAGTATGCTGGAAGAAAGTGTTCGTAATTTTGGGGCACTGGAACGCATTCGCACTATTGACCCTGAGTTTGGTGCAGAAATTTACATTGAAGTGACTAAAGACGATCTTAAAGGAAAAGGAGTGTTGTTTCCGATGGGTGCTCGTCATTTTGCTGAACAAGCTAAATTCATTCAAGAATTGAACACCACTATGCAAGCAGTGGCGGCTATGCCCACTGTAGCTGCACACTTTAGTGGTAAAGCTGTTGCTAAAGCACTTGAAGATGCTCTTGGTTGGAGTAGTTACAAGATTGTTAAAGATAATGCTATGGTGTTTGAACAAGCAGACACTCAACGTCTTATCAACCAAGTACAAGAGGATATGCAGGTTGAGCAACAAGTACCTGTAGATGGCCCTCCCAATATGGAGAACATGTAAATGCATATGTTGTTGAGTAAAAATCGACAAAAAAACACCTCTAAAGAAGAGTGGCAAAAGATGTGGGAGGGGATGGGTTATGGCCTTACCCCTCTGCATACAGCCTTAATGGAGATGAAGGAGTCAACTTTCAAGACCAAAACTGATGATTTTTCAATTCCTAACCATTATGCTTTACTAGCTTTTGAAGCAGGTAAGAGGGCTGCTTACCAAGAAGTAATTGATATGTTACCTGAAGGAGCAAAAACACCGTTTTAAATTGGACATTTTACTTGTTTTTTACTACTAATACATAACTGGAGTAATTTAATGACTGCTGACCAAGCTACAATTTTTCAGGGCGACCAGCCCCAAACATCTGCCGCCCCTGACGGGCAGACAGGAACTACACCTCCTGCAACTCAGACCTCTGATATTGTCAGTGCCCTTGTAGGTGAGGGTAAGAAGTACAAAACACTTGATGACTTGGCAAAAGGGTACATTAATGCCGATGGCTTCATCGAACAACTCAAGGCTGAAAACCGAGATTTGAAAGAGAAGGCCACTGCAGCTAAAACAGTCGATGATGTTTTGCAACGGTTAAATCAACAGCAGACTACACAGGAAAGCGACCCCTCTCCTGCTCCCACAAAGGGAGTTGATGTATCTGAACTGAGTAAGTTGGTTGAAGCTACTGTTACCGGATTGGAGACACAGAAACAACGGCGCAGTAATATGCTGAAAGCAGATGCCAAAATGAAAGAAGTGTTTGGCGAAAAAGCTGGAGAGAAGTTTGCAGAGTTTGCAAGCACTCCTGAACTGCAGAAAGTGTACACTGAACTAGCTTCTGTCGATCCTGATAAATTTATTTCATTGTTCGTTGGAGATGTTCCTAAGAACACTGGAGTGGGAAGTGGTGGAACAGTGAATACCACTGTCAACTACTCTTCTGCCAACCCTAGTGGTAGGGTGCAACAATTTGGCACTAAAGAGTATTTTGATAATATTCGCCGTACAAACCCTAAATCCTATTACAGTACAGATTTCCAATTGAAGATGGACACTGCGGTTAGGACAAATCCTAACCTCTATTACAAAAAATAAGGAGTTTTTATGAGCATGAATTATGATGCCGTAAATGCCAACCTCGTTCGTTCGGAACTGTGGAGTGACCAGATTAAAGAGATTCTTCTGGATCGTTTGCAGGGCACGAATTATGTTCGTTGGCTGAGTGGCTTTCCTGATGGCAACCAATTCACCATTCCGTCGATTGGTGAAATTCCGATGCGTGAAACGGCTGAAAACAGCCCTGTCGTGTATGATGCACTTGACACTGGTGAATTCAACTTCACCATTGATCGTTATGTCGAGAGTGCAACATACATCACCGACAAGGCCAAGCAAGATGCCTATTACAGCAATCAATTGATCGCTTCGTTCGTTCCTAAGATGCGTCGTGCGCTGGAAGAGAACATGGAAACCTCGATTTTCCAACTCGTTCAGAGCCAAACGCTGTCTGATCCGAATGCTATCAACAGTGCTAACCATCGTTTTGTTGCCTCCGGTAATACAAACACCACCTTGTCTTTGAGCGATTTTGCTAAAGCTAAATATGCTTTGGATAAGGCTAACGTCACTGGTACTCGTATCGCTGTTGTTGATCCTTCGCAAGAGTATGTGCTTAATACACTGACCAACTTGGTTGCTGTTGAGAACAACCCGCGTTTTGAAGGTATTATCAATTCGGGCTTTGTCAACGACATTACTGGTATGGCTTTCATCCGTAACATCTACGGCTTCGATGTGTATGTTTCCAACTACCTGCCGACGCAAGGCGCAGAGACAATTTCTGCTGTTGCCTCCCCGTCTGCTACTGTAGTGAACCTGTTCTTCGGTATGGGTGGCGACATTACTCCGTTCGTGGGTGCATGGCGGCAAGAGCCGAAGGTGGAGTATGAGCGTAACAAAGACTTGCGTCGTGACGAATATGTTATGAATGCTCGCTTTGGTTTGAAGCTCTATCGCCCGGAATCGGTGGTTGGCATTCTTTCCAAGAACACTGTTTGATAGGAGAAAGATATGGCTACTATTGGTAAACGTGCTGCAACATGGTCGAACTCGGATGGTTTGGTTGTTGGTTTTGGTACTAACAGCCCCGCCATTGCCGGTGCTCCGGCTAAGAACTACGGTGGAATTAGCGGTGCTAAATCTGCTGTTCAAAAGTTTGACTGGAAAAACCTCAACGCTGCAGATGCGCTGAAGATCACTGTACCTGCTGGTACACGTGTATTGGATGTGCGTTTGGTTGTGGATACTGGTTTCACTTCTACTGGTACTAACACCATTTCTGTTGGTGATGCTACGACTGCTGCTGGTTTCATTACCACTTCAGCCGCTACCACCTCAACAATGGCTAGTGCTGGTGCAGTGATTCTGCCAGATGGTGTGTATGCTTTTGGTGCGACTGATACAGTTGCTGCAGAATTGAAGAGCTATTCTGCTGCTACTGACATTGTTCTTGCCTCTGCTCAGACTGACTGGACTGCTGGTTCTGCAACAATGGTTGTGACCTACCTCTAATATAGAGGGATGTGAAGGGGGCAGGACTCAAAAGGTCTTAGCCCCCTTTTTTCTATAGAGGATAATATGGCTAACGTATCTCATGCATCACTTACTGGTGCAAACTTACATGAACCTAAAGGAGTGGCTTCAGCTACTAGTAATAAAGTTTATGTTTCTAATGGAAGTGGTAGTGGCACATGGCAAAAACTATCTCCTCCGCAACTTGCTGGCTTTACAACTAACGGTGCTGCAGGACAAGTAGTCACTGTAGATGGTGCTGGTAATTTTGTATTTGCTGGTGCTCCTCATGGGCAAATAGATTTTTTTAATGTGTCTACTCCATACACTCTTACCTACCCTGCTACCTACACTAAACTTGCTCCAACCACCACTGCTGGTGGTGTACCTAGTGACTTCACTGAAGGTACTAATGCACGATTGACATACACTGGTACAGACACTGTACCCATCTCTTTTACCTATTCTATGAGTGTAGACCAAAGTGTTGGTACTTCACGTAACATTGTCATTGCTATTTTTAAAAATGGAGCTATTACTAGTGGACGAAGCGTTGCTACTGTTAGCAGTGGTACTATTAGTAACATTGCTGGAACTAACGTAATTAATGCTGCAACAAATGATTATTTTGAATTGTACGCTTATAACACTGGTGTAAGTGGTGATATTCGTGTTTATGGATATCAATTAAACGGTATTTTTGCAGGGGCTTAATAATGAAAATGTCCATTCTTGAAATGGTACAAAGTGTTCTCAATAGTATTGATAGCGATGATGTAAATAGTATTGATGACACTGTAGAGAGCACTCAAGTAGCTATGTTTGTTAAAGAGTGCTATTATGAACTGATTGGTCAGAAAGAATGGCCTTTCCTTCGTGACACATTTTCTTTGCAAGGATTGGGAGATACTACTCGTCCAACCTATATGGAACTTGATGAAGATGATGTAAGTAAAATAGAGTGGGTTAAATATAATAAGAAAGATGTAACATGGCTTGATCCTAAAGAGTTTCAAGACATGCTGGATGTTCGTGTAGCAGAAGCAGGTGTTGTTAATGCAAATGGATTTGCTCTCAACCGTGATCCTCTGTACTACACCACTTTTGATGACACCTATTTTGTATTTGACGGATATAATTCTACTGAAGAGACTACACTACAAACTAGTAATAATTTGTGTTATGGTGTGGTTGTTCCTTCGTGGACACATGAAGATGGATTTATTCCACGACTCCCTGAGAAAATGTTTCCTACTTTGTTAGCTGAAATTAAAAGCACTTCGTCTATAAATCTACGTCAAGTGCCAAATGCTAAAGAGGAGAGGAAAGCTCAACGTGGTCGAAACACTTTTCAAAATGAAGCATGGCGTAATAAAGCTAGTGAAACCTATTACAATTCAAAGGTGAATTATGGCCGACGATAATATTTTTGATGCAGTGGTAGAGAAGCATGAGAAGAAAAAAGAACACGCTAAGAATAAACGTCAAGAGTTTGAAGAGAGTGTAGAGAAGGGTGAAAAGTTGTTGCAAGCAGAACGCACTCCAACCGGATTATATTTTGTCTATTTTAAAGGTGGTGGTCAACTCCCCTTTGAATTGAATGGCAAGTTTACATCCATTGATGCATTGCGTCGTAACGTCATCAATAAATATGGGAAAGACATTCTAGCATGAGTTTACAAGCTGGACAAGACGAACAGTTTACTTTTGTAGCTGGCCTTAATACAGAGGCTAGCTATTTTACTTTTCCTAAGAACACTTGGAAAGATGGTGACAATCTCATTCCATTTATTAGTGGTAAGATAGGTAAGCGTCGTGCAGTGGATTTGGAAACTGATTGGACACTAACCTCTCGCTCTATTACTAGTGCTCAACGTAATACATGGGCATTTACTAGTGGTAAATGGACTGCTGTTGCTGGCAATGGCGATTTGAACTACATTGTCTCCCAAGTTGGGAGGTATGTCTATTTCTATCCTGACACTCCTGTCTCTCCTTCTATTAACGTTAAATCATTCACTATTGACCTCAACACCTATTTAGCTAGTGGCAATACAAACACTATTGGTACAGCACCTATTAAGTGTGTTAGTGCTCAAGGTAGATTGCTAATCACTTGTCGTGACATTGACCCTATTATTGTTACATACACTGCATCTACTGACACCATTTCTGTTTCTGCAATCACTATACAAACACGTGATTTTGATGGAGTGAGTGATGGATATGCAGTGGATTTTAAGCCCACTACATTGACAGACGCTCATAAATATAATTTGTTTAACCAAGGATGGGATCAAACTAAAATAAATTCTTGGAATAGTAGCCAATCAAACTACCCTTCCAATGCTCAAAGTTGGATATATGGTAAAGATAGCAGTGATAATTTTGATGCAGCACTACTGAACAAGCAAGATTTTGGAACATCACGTGCTCCACGTGGACGTTACATTTTAGATGTGTTTAACCAAGATAGGGCTACTGCTAGTGGTATTACTGGTCTTGCTATAGTGAAAGAAATCACTCGTCCTAGAGTGTGTACATTCTTTGCTGGTAGAGCATGGTTTGCTGGAATAAGCAGTACCACTTATGGTAGCACTGTATTCTTTAGTCAAGTGGCTGTGGACACTACTAAATATGGGCAGTGTTATCAGAGTGCTGACCCCACTTCAGAAGTGTTAAGTGATCTTGTAGATAGTGATGGTGGTGTAATTCCCATTCAAGATTGTGGTGAGATTGTTGACATTCTTAGTAATGATAATGGTGTAGTTGTCCTTGCAACAAATGGTGTATGGACAATCACTGGGACTTCTAACATTGGTTTTAGCGCCACTGGGTATGAAGTGAAAAAGGTGAGTAGTCTTGGTTGTGCGGGGCAACAAAGTGTTGTTGACGTAGAAGAGAGCATTTTGTTTTGGGGATATTCTGGAGTGTGCAGCATTGGTAAAGATAGTGTTGGCTCTATTCAAGTAGCTTCCATCACTGATCTAAATATTAAATCACTCTACTCTTCTATTCCTTCTTTAGCAAAACAATTTGCTACAGGAGCATATAATGCTACAGATAAGGTGGTGTATTGGCTATACAATAAAAACCTAGACACTGACGATGATACCTTCCCCTACCAAAAAACAAATATTTTAGCATTAGATGTACGACTAAACGCATTCTACACTCTTAGTTTTACTGACTCTACATCTCTACCAGTAATTGTAGACGTTGTAGTTACTAAAGAAACTCTTAATCAATCTAATACATTTACAGTGATTGATTCATCTAGTGACAATGTTATTGACGCAAGTAGTAATCAAGTCACTGCTACTATTGCATCTGTTGTTGCTGGAAGTAAACAATGGAAATTCCTCACCATTGTACCTAGTGGTAACTATTATGAAATGACATTTTCTGATTTTCTCAATGAACGTAATGCACCTAGTAAATGGCGTGATTGGTATAACTACAATGGTACTGGAGTGACATATAGTAGCTACCTGCTTACTGGGTATAATTTTGCTCCTAACGGCCCTAGTAAGAGGAAGCAATCGCAATACATCACTGTGTATATGGAACGTACAGAGACTGGATTTGATGCCTCTTATAATGATTTGAATAGTAGTAGTTGTACACTTCAGACACGTTGGGATTTTACAGATAGTGCTAATGCTAATAAGTGGGATGCAGGGCAAGAGGTGTATAGGCACACTCGTATGTACATCCCTTCTACTTTTGACTTTGATGATGGCTACCCTGTCGTAATCACTCGTAATAAAATACGTGGTAGAGGAAGAGCATTACAAATTAAATTCACTGCTGATGAAGATTATGACATGCGTATATTAGGTTGGAGCAACTTGTTATATGGAAGCACTTAAGCATACATTAATAAAGAATGAATTTGTTCATTTAGAATGTGAAAGAACAGATTATAACGCAATGTTTATCCATGCAGAAATATATGTGTGGACTAAAGAGTGCTTAAAACAATATAGGAAATGGTTTAATGCAGTGCTTAAAACATTTTCTAGTAATGGGATTAAACATGTTTTTGTAATGGTAGACCCTGCTAATACAAAACTATATAGATTTGCTAAACTGTTTGGATTTAAATATTTGGCAGTAGAGAAAGGTCAAATATTTTTAATGAGAGAGATAGGAGAATAGTATGGGCCAAGTAGCGGCAGTTGCACAAGTAGTCGGTGCAGTGATGAGTGTTGTTGGGTTTATGAATCAACAAGATGCTAGAAGTGACCAAGAAGAGGCTATGAAACGACAAGAGCAAGCAGCTAATGAGGCTGCACAAGCTCGTCGCCAAGAACTAGCTGCACAAAAACAACGTGCTGACATTGAGAATATGCGATCTATTCGTGGTGCTATTAGGCAACAACGTGCTGCCGCTGCTGGAATCATTGCACGTGGTGCAACTACAGGTACTAGTGGAAGTAGTGGTGTAGCAGGAGGTGTTAGTGGTATTGGTAGCCAACTTGCTTCCAATCTTGGGTATATGTCTGATGTTGCTGATACACAAACAGCGTCTATGGCCGCTGCTCAGAGGGGTGGAGAGGCACAACTAGCTGCTGGACAAGCTAACATTGCTATGGCACAAGCCTCTGCAGACTACCAATCAGCAACACAAATGATGAATATGGGAGGTACTATTTTCAGTGCTGGCGGCGGCACTGGACAGAGTTCTATTTTCAATCCTGTTATTAAGGCATTCGGTTAATGGAAAATGTAATCACCTCTCCAATTCCTGAACAAGAGGAGGTGGTAGGTGTTCCTCTTCCTGCAGGGCCAACCATTCTAGATGAGGTGAATGCCTCCTCTTCTGTACCCAGTGTTGACGATCATCTTCGCACACTAGAGACAACTTCTGCTACCACTGTAGACACTCCTATACAGAATGTGAATACAATGGCACACTCTTTAGAGCAAGCCTCTGAAGGGACATTAACATATGATAATGCTCTTAAGAACTTGATGGCAGATGGTGGCTATAGTAGCAAAGTCATTCGTGACTATGCTGCTGCATCTTATGTTAAAGATATTAACACTGCTAAACAAGATTTCAACATTGCTGCATCTAGAGGGAATGTAGTAGCTGCTGAACAACAAGCATTATACATTGACACTCTTAGTGCTCATGTTAAGAATTTGATGCAAGAGAAGGCAATAACTAAGATTACACGTGATGCTGCTGTAAACATCATCACTGCCAATCCTGCTGCTGTAGAAAATAATAGTGTTACTAAAATATATAACGTATCAAATGATGTAGGTAGTCTGAATGGTGTTAAAGAGATTATGGATCAATACTTAGTTAAAAAAGGTATTGCTCCTAGTCAAGCTATGTTCTTAGGAACATTAGGTGCTGCTATTGGTGGCCCTATAGCTGCTGCTTTTGCCAATCCCCTTGCCGGTATTATTGCCGGTACTTCTGTTGGTGCTAAATTCTCGTATGATGCTTTTGTTACAGTGCCTGATGCTATATTCAGAGTTACAGGTATTCCTAGAGACACTGTTGGTTATGCTACTCAAATACAAGCATTTAGAACACGCCTATCTTCATTGCCTCCTCAAGAGGCACTTAATCAATTAGTAGCTGTAGCAGACTACATTGCCAGTAAAGAACAACTTCCC